AGGCTGTAGAACCTCCATCTCCGTCACCTTGTGGCGCAGGACTTGGAGCGGGCGCAGGACTGCCGCCAGCCGCACCGCCAAGGAGCGTTTGACCGCCTCCGCCGTTGCTGCCGCCGTCGCCACCTTCGGCTTCAAGGAAAAATCGTGGGTAGAGTTTCATGGTTGAATTTCTTCGTGGTTATTTTTGATTGATTCGTCTGATTTTGTTGAGAATCCGTCGCCGGATTTGTAAATCCATTCGTCTTTTACGACCTCGAAAAAGGTGCCGTGCTGGCGAATAGCCAACGTCATTGGCAGTCCGTCCGGCGTTTCGGATGGCATTTCAAATGCAACCGGACCGACAAATTTTTTTACCTCTTCGAGATTGTCGCCGCGCCACTGAATGGCTTCAAATGCTGGCGTTTTCTTTCGAAAAAAAGCCATGCTATTCGCCCTCCTTCGCGTCGGAAAAGTCGTTGGCCTTGTCGGTGTCTTTCTTCTCACCAGGGAGCCTGCCTTGCAGCTTTTCGGCTGCGGCTTGGAACTCACGCACCGAAGCAGGCACGCGGCGGTTTTCCGGGTATCGTGTGGCGATCTCGGCAGGCGTGGCGTGAGTCTTGAGCCATGCGACATACGCCGGGTCTTTGTCGCCCATGGCTGGATGCTTTTCGGGAGGACGCGGGATCTTGCCCTCTTCTGCGAGCTTGTGGAGGCGTTCGACGGCGGAAAGGTCGCGCTCGATCACGGGAGGCTGAACCACGGCGGGAGTTTCTGGCGCTTCCTGAATCAAGCCTCGGCGTTTCATCTCGGCGGCGAGTTCGTCGTCACTCATGTCAGCGAGGGATGGCGTGGAAGAGACTACAACAAGAGGATGCTCCTCAAGTTCTTGTGCTTTGCGTGCCGCCTTTGCTGCTTGATCTAAGCCGGGCGTTTTACTCACGGCAAAAGACAGGTCAGTAATAACGCTCTCCCTCTTGATTGCGCCTTTGACCGTAGGGCCAACAGGCTTTCGCAGTGTACAGACGGATTCTTCGATGAATCCAATTTCTTCGCCGTCATTCAAGACGACTCCGTTTATGATTTCGATTTTCATGTGGTGGTTAGAGTGCGCTCGTTGGTTTTTCACCAGAGGATTCATCTTCGGTGAACGCCAAGCCGCGAGCGAGTCGGCGGGCGAAATCGTTTAGAATGTGCTTGATGCCGTCACGTTTAGCAGCGGCGTGAGGGTTAAAGCCGTCCTTCTCTTGGAAGGAGTCTTGGAACATTCCGTGGCGTAACTGTGCATCCTTGAATACGGTGTCAAAGGCCGACGACATGGACAGTTCAGACCATGCTGAAGCCACTTTTGCAGCACGATCTTTGCGTTTAGCTTCTTGTTCTTCGGCGGGTGTCATTTCTTGATGAGGTTCGCAACGGTGTTCAAGAAGCGGTCGTGAGCATATTCCGCCATTTCCACGGCGTCGCGCTCATCAAACCCGGCTGCGTGCGGAAGGGCAATGCGGTCTTCAAATTTGCGGCCTTTGTGCTCAAACTTGAATTTGAAACAGTTAAAGCCCTCAATGAAAGCTCGAAGCACATCCGAGCGAACTTGTTGCCGGTCTGTTGATTCTGTGAATGTGTATTCAAAGAGATCGTTTCCACGATCAAACGGTTTGGCGAGGTCGAGTTGGGAGCGGTCGCTCATGGCTTCACCTCCGGGCTGAATCCACACGAGACACGAAGCGCAGCCATCGGGAATGCCGGGCCTGGATCATTCTTGCGGCTTGGCGCGATGTCCTCATGGCCGACGACATCATCGAGCTTGTAGCGAGCGACGAGAGCCTTGGCGACTTCCTCGCACGCGGCGAGTTGCGCAGGTGGATATGCCTCCCACTTCTGAGGCTTGCCGCCGTTCTTGTACTTTGCTGTGATGGGCGCAAACTTCGACCACTTCAACGCTAATGCCACATTGTCGCCAGCGTTTGCCAATTCGATGCCGATTGAGCACGAGTTGAGGCCTTTGAAGCCTTTCCACTCAGAAACGCCAGCGTGCCCGCAGGTGGTGTTAAACGGGCGGCACTGGTAAACTGTCCCGTCTCGATCAATGACGATGTGAGCGGATGCGCCCTTGGCGGCTGGCTGCTTCCAAAAGTCGATTGAGCTTTGCGCCGTCGCCCCGCTCGTGAAGTGAATCACAAGAAAACGCCGGACGTTCATCGGTGAACCGCCAGGAAGCGGGCGTTTAACGGCTCCTTCGAGCCAGTGTGATGCGTCGATTTTCATACTTGGTGGTGGTGGTGAAATTATGCCGCGATTCCTTTTAGTGCCTCGACTCCGCCGACAGCGCCAACAGCTTTAGCGCCTTGCTCAATCATCTGCATCTGAGCCTGAGCCGCCGCTGCCTGTGCTTTCGCTGCCATGTTTCGAGCAACGACTTCTTCGTCGAGGATGTAATCGGTAGGAACGCCAGCGTCACGGGCAGAGCCTCGCGCCCATTTGATCCAATCGAAAGGCTCCATGACTTCGGGCCGGATTGGAGCAATCGCCATGATGCGCTGAATGTGGCGGTCAGCGTCGATATTCCGCAGGCTTTTAATTGCCAGGGCGAGGCGTGACGAGAATGTGATGGCCGGATTTGGCACGAAGCCGACGAACTCAGAAATGCGCTGGACGGCCTCGGGTGGCGGAGTCGGCAGCATTCTAGCTTCCATCCACATTCCAAACAGCGACTGGAGCATGGGCGTGTGCTTCTCGTTCGCGATGCGTGAAAACGCTGGAGTGATTGCCGTGATCTTCTCCGCCGCTCGCTCGTTGATTTCCGTCGCTGTTCGCACGCCGTCGAGGCCTTCAAACATATTGAAGAGCTGCGCATGAAACTTGGCACGGATGGCATCGGCTCGCATCTTCACGCGATCTTGGCCGACGTTGTAATCACCACCCATTGGATTGGCTTCGGCTCAAACATGCCACTTTCGATGTAAGTGATGCCGCCAGCGGAAAGCACAATATCGCCTTCCATGCGAGCGTCTGCGATCATCGAGGGGCGGACTCGCTTCTCGGCCTCGCAATCCATCATCATTTGAAGGAAGTTGATTTGCCGCGTGTCGGGCAATGCAGCGAATCCAGGGCCGTAGCCGTAAGCCGTTTTGCCTTCGAGGGCTGTCCATTTCAGGTAACGGCCCACGCTGAACGGGAAGGCGTCAAAGCCAGATTCCCGGAGTGTGTGCTTTTCCGCGATCTCGACATAGCACGAGGCGAAGGCTTTCCCCCAATCAGCCATGCGGGAAATCTCGTCTTTAGGCCGTTCCGTGCGAGGATAGACAGCATGCAGAATCTTGATCTTGGCCAGCTTTCGTTTGTCGTCGGAGCCGGTGAGAGCTTCCTGTGACTTCTTCGACAGCGATTCTTTACCGAAGTGCTTGGCCGTTTCTTCAATCGTCCATTCAAACTCGCGAAACAGGACGTCGACCACGCCAAAGCGGTTCTCTTCGATGCAGTAGGAGCCGGTCGGAAGGTGCTCGAAACGGAGCTTCCCTTCTTCCAAAGCGTAGTAAAGAGCCGAAGTGCCAAAGCCGCAGTGGGAAAGTAAATCCTCGTGCGATTCGGTGTAAAAACTGGAGTTAGACAGGTATTCCCGGCCAAGCTCTGCGCACTCTTGCGACCACTTTTTAACGCGGTCAGAACTGCGAAGCTCACGAGTCGGGTCGAAACCAAACCACGGTTCATTGGCTGGCATCATCCAGGACATGAGCCCGCCCGCCATGATTTGCAGCGAGTCGCCCGCCGTGGTGTCAAATAGCAGGCCTTCGCGGGAAGTGCCGGGAAGATTGGTCTTTGTCGAGATGCCAGCCGAGCGCGGGGCCATCAAGTCGGCGATCTCCTGCCATTGCACCAGCCAAGGCATGCGATCCGCCTGCATGCGCTGCCAGCGTTCGCAGAGCTTAATTGCGGCCTCGTTTCCTTGGCTTGGCGATGTGGGCGCTTCGTTCACGCCTCGCCGGTATAACCTCCGCCGGAGCCGCCGAGCGTTGGAGATTTGCCCGACTGAGCGGACATGGAGCCGAGCACGTTGCCCTTGAGGGCATCGACGCCACCAAGACGGCGCTTGTTTGCCAAGGCGTTTTTGTTCTTGGCTGCTTCGGTGTCAGGCGCAGGAGCTGCGGGAGCTGGCGAAGGAGCGGGAGGCGCTACGGGGTCAGGACCAACGCCGAAGAAAAGAGAGCCGTCTGCCGAGGGCCAAGAAAGGAAGAAGGGTTGCCGCATCCCAAAACGTGCGTGTTCACTTGAGTTTTGCAAGGGCTTTGTCTAGCAGGCGGGATGCCTCAACAAACTTGACCGCTTTCCCTCGTCGAGCGAATCCAAGCCAAGGAAGCTCACGCGGCAGCCAGCGAGCGGCAACGCTCAAATCACCCGCGAGGCACCAAATGAACCAGCAATCCGCCGCTTCCAAAGGTTCCACGAGGAACTGATTCCGCAGTTTTGCCGCGCTCCAATCCTTCCGCACAGGTCGAGCCATCGCGAAGGCTTCCGGCGTGGAGACGATATAGCCGCAGTCGAAATGCGCTTCGAGATCCAACTCGAAATCCATTTCAGGATGGGCGGTATAGAGTTTGGAGACTTTAGCAAAGGGTGTCATGCCCTTGTTTGATTAGACGCTCGTTTATCGCGTGCTGCGCATAGCCTTTTTCAAAATGAATAGCCATTTTGGACAGATTTGGATACGGCAGGGAAGATTTAGGAGGCATCGAATAGCCGAGGGCGGAAAATGCTATCCCCACACGAAACGCCGTGGCGCTTCCGTATTTTGACCTCGCGTATTCTTGCGCCATTTTAAACTCGTCGGAAGCGGCTGGAATAGGCAGTTCGTCGGTCCACATCTCACAGCACCCGTCCGCGCTCGCCTCATAGACGAACGTATTCTTGGCTCGCGTGACGCCATCCTTGGGTGGTTCTGTTGTGATCGGCGCGAGACACACATGGCCTAGCTCGTCGCCATCGCGACCTTTAAGGGTGCCGAAATGTATGCAGGATGAACAGGTCATGGCGCGAAACATGGGTTTACGCTGTCGCGATGGCGACGAGAATGATGAAAAACACAAAGATTGCCCCGAAGATAAAGAGGCAGTTCGAGAGCTTTAAAAGTGGATTCATACTGTTTTTGAAGGTTTGATGGCTTCGGCTGGCGTTTCCGCTTCGCTGACCCCTTTTGCTGAGAGGGCCAAGAATCAGGAAACGAAAAAGCCCGGTCGTGCGTGGAAGGCGACCGGGCTTTTTTGCACTGCATTGACCGGATCACTCCGGTTCCACGCAGAGCAGACTCTTTCGAGTCGCCGCGATATTGCCGCAGCCCGCCGAGTCGTCAAGCCCTATCGTCCCACGAATTGGAATTTTGCCTGACCGCGCTTTCTTGGCTCGTCGTCTTCATCTCGCATACGGTCGATCATTGGGGCCGCGAGCTTCACAAGGCCAGCTTGGAATGCTTCTGCCATGTATCGCAGGCCATCCGCCGTGTGGCTTGACCAATCGTGGACCGGCTCGTTTGAGATGATCCGCCCGATTTCGACCTCTTTCGTGTGGTAGGCTTCGAGGGCTTCGATGCCGGGAAGCGTCTGCTTTTTGCGGAAAACCAGCGAGGGAAACAGCCCCTTGAGGCCGTTGATTCCTGTCCAAATGTCCACCGTTCGAGGTAGCACGACGACGTTTTTCAGGCCTGCTTTGGCAAGCTCACCCTCCATCGTCGCGCCGCTGTTCTCAGTTCGAGCGGCATCATGGGGGAGGAAATGCTTCCCGAATGAGTAGCCCTTCCGCAGCATCCAGGCGACTCGTTGCGTTGCCGTCTCCACATTGGGGAGATGGCCGATGTCGCAATCGACAATTCGCACCTCACGCCCAACAACCTGCCAATACCAGACGGAAGTGTTCGATGGCGCTCCCAAGTCCCATGAGGTATGAACCAGCGTGTCAGCAATGGCGCAATCGGTGATTCGGCCCTCCGCGTAGGCTGCCTCGATGAGCTTCGCGTAGATTGCACCGGGCCTGCCAATGCTGAAATCGCACTCCATTTCCTGCGCGAAGGAGTCAGCCGAGAGTTTGGATTTCATCGTCGCCAGCGCATCCGGTGACAGAATACCGGACTCTGACGCTTTGAGCATGAGCGCGAAGGAATCCGGGGCGCTCTGCGCCGAGCAAAAGGCCTTGTAGAAGGCGTTTTTTCCCTTCGGTGTTCCAATCCGGCAGTGCCAGCCGCAGTAATCGAGTAAGCACGGGAGAATGACGTAATCAAAGGCCTGCGGCGGGATGTCGGCGTCTTCATCGCTCACCACGCCGTCGAAGTAGAGGCCGCGCATCCGCTCGTAATTCTCGCCAGAATAGAGCCGAATTACGGCTTTATTCACGAAAGTAATCTTGAGTTCGGACTCGTTGACCACCGTTCCGGGGATCTTCCCGGCGTAGTCTTTCAGGTATGCCCAGGCGATGTCCTTCGCTTGGTCACGAGTCGGCGCAATGTAGGCATATCGAAGCGGCGGGCCTTTCCGCTTGTGAGTCAGGGCGCACTTAATGAGCTTTTGCACCACGGCCACCGTTTTCCCGGCTCGACGATGGGCAACCAGCACGGACCAGCGGGCAGCCGTTTCGAGGAAGGCGCGAAATTGCCGCCTCGGGTTAATGGTCAGATTCACTGTCTGCATTGCCGCCGATGATTACGTTGATGGTCAATTCGTGCTTCTCCGGCTCATACCAGCCCGAAGCCTTGCCGACTTCGGTCAGGGCTTTGGTTGACGCTGAAAAGTCCTCCGCCTTCTCCGCTTTGTCCGCGATGGTTTCGAGCCGGTCTAGCCATTGCTCACGGTTAAGCTTCCATTTTTTGTTCACTGCGTCACCTGTGGCTTTTCTCAATTCTGCGATTCTCAGAGCGATCTCAGAGTCTTTTGTCAGTTTTGAGCCTGTTACCTCTGCGGTTCGACCTGAGCACGCTCCACCGATGCTGACACACTCCATATACGCCTGACTCGCTGGCATTCCGAGGGCGACTGCCTGCGCAAAAGCCTCCCATTTCTGGTTTTTCAATACTGGCATTCGTTACTGTTCATCCGGGCCTGAAAACGGCAAGCGGGAATTATTTCTCCATTTCTTCAAAAATCCATTGTATGATGCGAGCTTGCTTGTATGGTTAGCACATGAGCACAACGACAAAACACTTTAGCGATAAAGACGGCCAAGCCATCGAACTTGTTGGCACGCTTTGCGAAATGCCAGCCAGTAAGTTCCGGCTCAAGTTTCCCGGCGTCACAGGTGTTCGTTTTGGTGCAAACTTTGCCGTGATGCTACCTCGCAACGCGCCGAGTATTAGCCTTGAGCACGCTTTGCCGGTGACGCGTTCAATCCGCTACAAAAACCGCCCATCACTGCACGAGTGCAGCGCCAAATGCATGCAGGGCCGCTGCAACGGTGTTTGCGAATGTCGCTGTGGTGGCAAAAATCACGGTATTGGACGCGTCTAACCAATTTTAACTAATTTTAACCAATTTCACAGGGGCCGCGCATCTCACACGCGGGAAACACTGAACTAACGACCGCTATGTATAATTTCCGTTCCGCCGTAAAAGTCGCCCTCGCTGGCCTCCGTAAACGCTACCCTGACGGGCATGTAACACTTGAAATGCACCGTCAGCGTTGGGAGCGTTGCGCTGGCATTACGGGTGGCCCCTGTAATTCCATGCAGGCTCGCCTCACCGCGTATATCAGCGTCACTCTGCGCGGGATGTCCATGCAGGGCGCAACAATTTCACTCGGAGATGATAATAAGCCTATTTTTTGGGGCTGAATCAACCACACCACCCACGACCATGACCACCCTACCACCCGACCACCTCCGCCACATTGACCTTACGGCTCGACTTGTGGACCTCAAATCCAGCCTCTCGCCCTCCTGCAAACTGTTCGAGCCTACCCCGCCGCTCTACGTTTGCCGCCGCTCCAACGAAGACCCGCCGCGCTGGTTTCTTCGGCTGTTCGTCGCGTTTCTCATTATCAACGCGGCTGTTTTGGCTGCTTACCTCATTGCCTGCCGATGAAAACCACCTGCAACAACTGCGGCCACGTCCAAGAATCAGACATGCAGCGCAACGGCGGGAAAGCTCGCTGGAAAGGCGTATCGAAGGCTGAACGCTCCGAAATACTGAGCCGGACTGCGAAAGCGCGGTGGGACAAAAAACCTGTCAAATAAATATTTTACTCCTGCGCACAACCTGCCGAAAACGGCCCGAATCAGCAAATCGAGAAAATTGAATATGGTATATTACGTCGCATGAAGAAACTAAAGTCACTCGCTGAATCACTTGGCTGCACGGTCGAAGATGACCGGGTAAACACTACTCTCTACATCCATGCGCCAGATGGTAAAGGGTGGGAAGGCGGAACGCTCTCGACTCTATGCCACGGCTACGGTTCGCACGGTAGCTATCTCGCGAAATGGAGACAAGAAGCCATCCAAGAAGCCACTGAACGCCTCGCCGAGCTTGGCGAGCCAGCGGACGATTACGAAGAGTAAAGGCACGCCAGCTCGGCGCAAACTCAACGGGAAGCCCTCGCCGTAACTGGCGGGGGCTTTTTGCGTCACGTCACCAAAAACAGCAGCCCGCGCTCTTTCGCCCATGCCGGGTTGTCGTGAACCCTCCGGTGGCACGGGGCGCAGAGCGGGCGGAAAAACTCCACATCCAGGAGCCGTTTCCCCTGACGTCCGCAGGCGTGGTGGATTTCGTTTGCTGGCCCTCGGCAGACCAGACAAGCCGGATGCGCTGCCAGGAACTCGCGCCGGAGCTTCGTGTACTCCGCGTTTTCTCGCGTTCGCTTGGCGCTGGCTGGTTTGATGCGCTGGCGTGGCTTCTTGTCCACGAGGCCGGCCAGGACACGCTCACGGTAGGTTAGGCGCTTCGTGGGCTTGGCTTGGAAGGTGGGGATCATGGCTTTGGCAGTCTCATTATTGGCGGATTTGAGCACCAACCACGATGCGGGTATTTACTCACTCCGCATTGCGGGCATGCCAAAAAAAGGGCTGGGCGTGCATTAAGGGTTTTCATTTTCTCGTGTATTCATGGGTAAATTCTGGTTTGGTGAACCGTGGCGCTGCGGCAAACCGCTCGCCAAGGCTCGCTAGTTGCCGAGCTGGGTGTTCTCTGCCTGACCGTCCGGCTTCTCGTCAGCGGTTCCGGCAGCTTCTCTTTGGCTTTCAGACGCAAGCGTGATGTCTGACTCCACTTGGTTTCCCCAAGCGTGCCAGCCGGGGCGCTTCACCCGCGCAAACATTTCGAGACGGGGTGCTTCCGTGAAGGACTCGATTGCCTTCACGAACACTTCCGGCTTTTCGCTGTGCGCCCCCTTCTGAGCTTCCGCCCAATTAAGGAGCATTGACTGATTCCGCCCTTCGCCCATCTGCGGGCATCCCCGCGTTGCGATGATGAAGTGCTCGGTGGCGTTTCGCGGCCTGCCGCCCATGCCGTTGTTCTTGCACCAAGTGAATAGCTTCTCGTAATGGAAGCCCCATATCCGTGCGAGTGCCAACCCATCGGGAAGGTATTCGTTTGTCACCCACATGCACAGGACGCAGCCGAGTGGGTCGGCCAGTTCCTTCACGGGAAGTTCCGCCATTTCCCCCACGCGCATCGTTGGATAGTCCAGTTGCTTCGTGCGGATCGACGTATTTTTTGCCCACTTGATAGGCCAAGGCGGATCTGCCATAATGCACCGGAATGAAGAGATGCCGGAAGATGACGGCAGAGAACAAGACGGTGATCCCAATTCGGAGGGCGATGTAGTCGGTGGTGTCATAGGGGTTATTTCTCGCCCTCCTCATGGGAGAGCGTGGCGTTCATGGTTAAAAACTTCTCTGCCGCGTCTGCTTCCCATTGAGCCAATGCTTCCATGCCGTTGCGGAAATGGGCGGGCTTCTTTGGCTCCGGCTCAGTTGAGGGCATCGCCAGCATAGCGGCGATTTTGGCCTCAATTTGCTCGGCGAGGTCTGGCGGGTCCGGCTGGACAAGAGGGCGAGGAATCAAGATCATGGTTCGCGGAATTGAAAGACTGAGCCGAGGAATAGAAGTGAAAGCTCCCAATGGCGCTTCCCGCCACGGTTCTTCTCACACCAAAGATTGCGCTTTTCGTCGTCAAAACCCGTTTCAGAGTTCTCGTCGGCGAACTTCTTGAGCAACATCACCTTGTCAGCATCCTGCCCGATGGCCCGGCTTTCGCGCAGTTTGCCGCTGTCGTTGAGCTGTGAGGCTGTCAGGATGACTTTACCCGTCCGGCGTGCCAAACGCTTCTGGCGGCGGCTAATTGAGGCAAGAACGCCCTCCCGCGTGTCGGACTTCCTGGCGCTGGTGTCTTCCATAAGTTGCAGGTAGTCCACGACCACCACAGCGGCGTCGCTTCGCTCGATGTCTGCGAAGATGTCCGTTGCGCTGGCGTCCTCCACGTCCACAAGCTCGATATTAGAGCTGCGTTTGATCTTCGCGCAGGAGGCTGTTAGCGCCATCATCTCGCCGTTTGTCAGCTCACCCCGGTAGAGACTGCCATTATCGACTCGGGCGTGAGAGGCTAGCAACCGCAGTGATTGCTCGTTGTGTGGCATTTCGAGCGGATACCAGCGGACCTTGTGCCCATCCTCAGCGGCATTCTCGGCGCAGTTCTGGATGATCGTCGATTTGCCGTCTCCCGGCTCCCCGGCGAAAACCCAAACCTGCCCCGGCATCATCCCGCCCGTGTTCATGTCGATGGTCGGAAACCCGGTGCGGATGCCCGGCAATCGGCCAGGATTCGCGGCCCGTAGCTCAATTTCCGCAAGGAGCGGGTCAATCGCCTCCCGCAAAGACACGCTTTTAAGGAGCTGGCCCGGCATCTTTCCGGCCTCCTCCATGAGGCCCTTGATGGTGTCGAGCGTTTCAGCCACCTCGCCGTCACGGGCTTGGAACAGGAAATTCAGGCTTCGAGCATGGGCTTCGATGTGTTTCCGCTGCCCGTAAAGCTCGCGAAGCACGGTCAGGTAGTAGTGAAAATGCGACGGAATCGGGACGAAGGTGTACACGTCCGAGACAGCCGCCGCCCCGCCTACGAACTCCAAACGGCCAAGATTGCGCAGCCGGTGAGTCAAGGAAATGGGATCAATGGGCCGCCCTGCCGTTACCTCGTCCACCATCGTGCAGAAGATTTCCCGGCTGACATCGTGGTAAAACAGAGCCGGAGGCGTAGCGTGCAGGCAGGCAATAAGCCGTTGCGGCTCCTGCATGAAACACGAAAGCGCCCCGCGCTCGGCCTCGTCACTGCAAGGCATGGGTTTGTTGAGTCCGGCAAGTAGCTCCTCAACCGTTATTTGGTTTTCGCGGTTCATAGGCAAGAGGAATGCTTGGGTTTCTTTGGTTGCCCGTCTTTCCCGGCCCGCTGCTGACTGCGATCCATGACGAGTTTTTGCCAATCGGTCAGGAAGTCTTGAATTGTCGCGGCTGAATGGTGCTTCGATGCAAAAGGCTCCTTTGAGCGATTCCATGCCCATCGTAGCATGGTGAGCATTTGATCAACCGTCGCCGGGCATCGCGTCAAAAAGGTCTGGAGAGTCTTGGCCTCACGAGGCTGGAAAATGTATTTGCTGCCGGTTTCGATCTCGTAGGCTTCCGAATAGGCCTTGATGAATGCGCTATGTCTTGAGTCTGGAGCTTTCTCGACAATATCCCCCGGAGGCGCAGCCGGAGGAATTGCAGGCGGAGGCGTGGCCGGAATGGATGTTTCCTTTGCTTCTGCTTCTGCTTCTGCTTCTGCTTCTGCTTCTGTATGTGTGCATTTTGCTGACAGTGATTGACTGTCATTGACATTTTTTGACAGACTTTTACTTGCCCGATACTCGGCCTGCTTCTTCCGGTTGTATTCCTTCCTTTCCTCGGCTGACAGTAAAGCGCGGTATTTTCCGTGATTTAGAAGGGTAAACCCGCCATCCATGGCTCGAATCCTCCGCCCCTCGTGGTCTTTTGTGCGGCTGTACTTGTCGGGACTACTCAGGCATTGGAGCGCGGATTCGCACTCTTCAAGCGTTACACCGGCCCGCTTGGCAAGTCCTGGGATTGATGCATGGACATCGCCATTGCGGTCTGACATCGCAAGCAACGTGATCCAGACTAGCTTTGTTGCGGGCGGCTCCTGCCAGATTGTCGAGTCCAAGATTGAGTTAAAGAGTTTGGTAAACTGCATGTGAGATAGTTCTTCCTTGTTACCGGATGTCAAACTTTTTGCTGACTGTGTATATAGCGTTACGGGACGTTATAGGGTGTGACTGTCACGCGGCTTTGCGTTGGCGGCACGGTGTACGCTCAATCGTATCTCGCGCCCGCTGGCGAGCGTGTGCTTAAAATGCAGGTCTTTTAGTTCTTTGCTCACGGATTGATTGCCTCCCGGATGATGGTTGTCACCTCTTGTGCAAACTCCGACGACATGAGACGGCACGATGATGTAATGCGCCGATCCGTCGCGAGCTTGTGATATTTGTCCCGTAGGGCTGAAAGCTTGAGAACCATTTGGCGCTTAGAGTCGTCCGATTTTTCAGCGGGGCGAGACTCGCCCTTCGACTGCCAATCTGTCGGCACTCGCTCTGCGTGCGTTGACGCCGAAATGACTCTCAGTTTTGCTAGTTCAGTATCTAGCTCCAGCAGTTGACGGTTAATTTTTGCCTTACTGGCGCATAAGGCGTCCCAATCTGGTTTGGAGCGCCAACCTTTGCCGTGCATTTGCTGATTTAGATCAATCAGCTTTGTCTGTAAATCGCGCTTTTGATCAGCTAGTGCCAATCTGCGGCTTTGAATTTCTTGGTGGTTCATATCTTCAAAAGGCGCTCCCCACGCTTTCGAGGGTAGAAATCCGTATGACGCGGGTTCCTCGGAAGGTGGGGAGCAAATTTGAATGGATCATATTACTGGCCGTTTCTACTCGGCATGTGTGGATTAAAGCTCTACTCTCCCGGCTGGCAAGGGGATTCTGGCGGCAGCATTCGACCAGTTTGCAATCGGCTGGCTTCCTGAATGGCAACCATGAGGTCTGCCGCGATGCAATGCGCCTCCTGCACAGAGATTCCGTGATCGACAACTTTATCTTTCCAATCCGCGCCGGGAGACACGACGCGCAGGTAAATTGCGCCATGCTGGTTGCAGTAAGCGCCGTTAAACAGTTTGGGTTGGTGATGCTGTGGTGCTCATAGGTCATTTAGTTGGAGTTTCTGGCAGGAAGGGCTTTAGGGCGGCGAGGGCAGATTGCCCGCTTCGGAAAGCCTGCGATTGAAGTGTGAAGTCTGTGCTTATTCCGTGCCCGGCTTTAGGCCACGCTCTGAGAGCTATTACGGCCGCCTGGATCGCTGCCCGCATGGTTTCGTTCTCGCGCTCGACAGCATCAAGCCTGTCGTGATTCGCTTCCGTGACTCGTTCCAGATTTTGAAGGTGCGTTTGCGAGTCGATAAAGCCGTCCGGGTGGTTGCGCTCGATCCATTGGTACACTGTTGAGTGCTTGGCTTGCGCTTCGGCAAGCTCACGTTCAAGCTCCTCGGCGTGCTGGTAAATCGTCATGCCGTTGATGCGGTGCGTTTCATGCGTTCCGCAATATGGGTCAGTCCTCGGTGTTGGTCGTTGCGTGTTCATGGTGTCGGGGTGGTGAGGGTTCATGCGGCAATCATTTGGTGTTTCTTCAAGTCCTCGATCCACTTCACGCCTTTTTGCGTGGCGCGGTAGAGCTGGCCGTCCAGCATCGCGAGTCCTTGGGTAATGAGTGGCCCGATGG